CAAGATGTTTATTATTTGCCTCGCGAGATAGTAAATGAAAATACTATATTTGGTGAAGATGTTCCATCTAAATTTTCTTCTGCACATAAGATAGAAATGTATATTGAAAATACCGAAGGGTTTGATGGAGAAGGTGATCTATTTACAAAGTTTGGTGTTGAGATAAGAGATGCTGCTACATTTATAGTTTCAAGAAAAAGATGGGCTAATGTGGTTGGCCAGATGAATAATCAAATAGAAAGTATTAGACCAAGAGAAGGTGATTTAATTTATCTTACTCTGACTAATAAATTATTTGAAATTATGCATGTTGAACACGAACAACCTTTCTATCAACTAAGTAATCTTCCAACATTTAAACTTAGATGTGAACTATTTACTTATAGTGATGAGAGACTTAATACAAGTATTGATGCAATTGATGATATAGAAAAGTCTGGCTATAATCTTAAATTGCTTATGAATCAAGGTGTTGACAGTATTAATTCTAATATATCATATGACTTTATGGAAGGAGAATTTGTACAGCAGACCTTGGGTGGAGGGAAGGTAATTACCGCTGAAGTTCTTGAATATAATCAGTCTCAGAATTATATAGTTGTATCTCATATAAGCACTAGTGACGGAACATATGGTATGTTTGTACCCGGAGTTGTACAAAATACCAGACAAAGAAACATTTCTGGTGCTCTTGCATATCTTGGCGATTCGGCAACAACAGTTTATAGATCACTTATATCAGTTGATGAAAATGTATATGGAGACAGTAGCTTTGCTCAAAATGATATATTTGATACATCAGAAAATACTTTTGATTTGGACTTCTTAGATTTCTCTGAGAATAATCCATTCGGCGATCCAGAGGATTTATAATGTTTACATATTTTTATCATCAAAGAATTAGAAAATCAGTTGCTTTATTTGGTACTCTTTTTAATGACATTTATGTTATTCGTAAAGATAAGTCTGGCAAATCTATTAGTCAGATAAAAGTACCTTTAGCATATGCACCAAGAGAAAAATATCTTGAAAGAATTAGAACAAATCCAGATTTAAGAAATAATTCACAAATTGCTTTAAAGCTTCCAAGAATGTCTTTTGAAATTACAAGTATTGGATATGATCCCGAAAGAAAACTTCCAAAGTTAAATAATTATCATAAAGGTGTTACTAATACGACACGTGATAAATTCTTTTCCCCAAGCCCATATCAAATTACATTTCAATTAAATATATTTGCAAAAAACCAAGATGATGCTTTGCAAGTAGTAGAACAAATACTTCCATATTTTAATCCACAATATACAATTAGTATTAAACCGTTTACTTCTACACATGCAGATATTGTAGAAGATGTTCCTATAACAATCCAAGGTGTTAATTTTAGTGATGATTTTGAAGGAACACTTGAAAGTAGAAGAACAATTATTTACACATTAGATTTTGGAATGTCTGTTAACTTCTATGGTCCGATAGACGCTAAGAGCATTATTCGTCAGACAGACACTACTATTCATGATGCTATTGATTTTAGCATTACAACAGATCCAAAACTGCAAAGAATTACCACAACACCTAATCCACTATCTATTAATCCAGATAGTGATTATGGTTTTACCACAACAATACTAGAAGATTTTGATTCAGGTTAAATCGGAGTAAATTTATGAGTGATGAAAAACACGAAAATGTAGATGATGATTTTGAATATTCAAGAAGAACATACTACGATTTAATTGAAAAAGGTCAAGGCGCTCTTGAGGAGATGATGGAGGTTGCTAAGCAGCTTGAACACCCAAGAGCATTTGAGGTAGTTTCTGGTATGATAAAAAATATATCAGACGTTAACGATCGTCTTATGGATCTTCATAAAAAGAAAAAAGATTATAATAAAAAAGATATACCCAAACCTGTTGATGGCACAACTAATAATAATCTTTTTGTTGGTTCTACAGTAGAACTACAACGTATGCTTCAAGATATGAATAAAGAACAAGATAATGTAATTGATATTACTGATAGATTAAATGATGAACCAAAATGAATCATACTTAGGTAACCCAAACGTAAAACGTGATGGTATTGTACAACAATGGGCACAACAGGAAATAGCCGAGTATATGAAATGCTCTCAAGATTCTGGTTATTTTGCAAAAAGATACTGTAAAATTATATCTCTTGATGAAGGTTTGGTCCCTTTTACATTATATCCATATCAAGAAAAAATGTTTAAGCATTTTAATGATCATAGATTTTCTATTGTTTTAGCTTGTAGACAATCTGGTAAATCTATCTCATCTGTTGCTTACTTACTTTGGTTTGCTTTATTTCACCCAGAAAAAACTATTGCCGTAATGGCAAATAAAGGTGCTACTGCAAGAGAAATGCTCGGTAGAATTACTCTTATGCTTGAAAATTTACCGTTCTTTTTACAGCCAGGTTGTAAAGCACTTAATAAAGGATCCATAGAATTTAGCAATAATTCAAGAATAGTTGCAGCTGCTACATCTGGTTCTTCTATTCGTGGTATGTCTGTTAACTTACTATATCTTGACGAGTTTGCTTTTGTGGAAAGAGCAAATGAATTTTATACATCTACATATCCGGTTATATCTTCTGGTAAAGATACTAAGGTTATTATTACTTCCACAGCAAACGGTATTGGTAATGTATTTCATAAAATATGGGAAGGTGCTACTCAAGGAGTAAATGAATATAAGTCATTTAGAGTGGATTGGTGGGATGTCCCAGGAAGAGATAAAGAGTGGGCAAAACAAACTATCGCAAATACTTCTCAATTACAGTTTGACCAAGAATTTGGTAATACGTTCTTTGGTACGGGAGATACTCTTATTGGTGCAGAAACTTTATTGTCTTTAAGACGTAGAGATCCTATTCAGACTACTAAAGAAGGTGTTAAAATATATGAAAAGCCTATAAAGGGACATCAGTATATTATGACCGTGGATGTTGCGAAGGGTAGAGGTCAAGATTATTCGACTTTTAATTTACTCGATGTGACTGCTAATCCGTTTAAACAGGTTGCCGTCTATCGCAACAATACTATCTCTCCATTACTCTACCCAAATATTATTTATAAATTTGCAGAAAGCTACAATCAGGCAATGGTAGTAATTGAGTCAAATGATTCTGGTCAAGTAGTTTGTAATGGTTTATATCACGAATTAGAATATGAAAATATGTTTGTTGAATCAACAGTAAAAGCAAATTCTCTTGGTTTACTTATGACCAGAAAAGTTAAACGTATCGGTTGTTCTTCTTTTAAAGATTTATTAGAAAACCAAAAAATAGAGATTGTGGATGAAGATACTATACTTGAGATATCCACTTTTGTTGCAAAGGGTCAATCATATGAAGCATCTCAGGGAAATCATGACGATTTGGTAATGAATTTTATTATGTTTAGTTATTTTAGTGGAACCATATTCTTTAATGAAATAACAGACATTAATATTAAACAACTCATGTTTGAAGAAAGAATGCAAGAAATTGAAAATGACGTACTTCCATTTGGGTTTATAGATGATGGATTAGATCAGCAACCACAATATGATCCAGATCGTGATGGATGGGCTGTAGAATATAGTCACGAAAACTTCTAAACTCTTTTTTATATAAATACTATTAATTGAACATAACCGTATTATGAAATAGCTTATAATTTACCAAAATGGAAAAAAGGAAAGAGACATGGCTTTATATACAGCATCAGAGTCTCCGGCAATTATTACTCGTGAAGTAGACCTTACTAACGGAGTCCCAAATGTACCAACATCGACAGGTGCATTTGTAGGTGACTTTCGCTGGGGTCCTGTAAATGAGCCGGTACTCGTCAACAACGAAGCAACTCTTGCAAACAAATTTGGAAATCCAGATGCCAATAGAGCAATAGATTTCCTTAGTGCTTCAAGTTACTTACAATATTCAGACGATCTTTATGTCGTTAGAGCAATTACAACTTCAACAGCTACTGGTGGTGCACAGATACCAGCAGTACTTACACCAACCGTTGATGGTTCAGGTATTGTTACTGCGGTTGCAGTAGCAGCTAATGGTGGATATACTTCAGAACCAACAGTTACAATTTCTGCACCAGATTCGGGCGTAACTCCTGCAATTACTTTAAACTATGATGCAGTCAATGACGAAATTGATGGAATTACTGTAGCAGACTCTGATGGTTCAGGTGGAACTTATAGATATGATACAGATCCAGTATTTACTATTACTGGCGGCGGAAGAGAAACAGTTGCTGTTAACGCATATGATGCCACAAATACACCAGAAACTTTACCAGTAGTACAAAATGCTGATGGATGGGATGATGATAAAGCAGGTCATGCAGCTAATAATCATATTACTATTGCTAAGTGGCCAGGTGAACTAGGAAACTCTTTAAAAGTTTGCTATTGCGGCGCTAATGATTCGGATTTTTCTAATTGGACATATACAACAACTGGCGGCAATGTAGTTAAATTACATTTATATTTTGACGGAGCACCTGGTACATCAAACTTTGCTTCAGATCGTGGTGCTTCAAATGATGAAGTTCACGTAGTGGTTATTGATGAAGATGGAGAATTTAGCGGAGTTCCTAATAGAGTTCTTGAAACTTTCTCATATCTTTCTCTTGCAAGGTACAGGGAACTATGCTCCTGATGTAGTTGCTAGAGGTTCAAATTATATTTGGATAGCAGCAATGCCAGCGGCATTTGGATCTAATGCGGGTACTGCAACAGCAAACGGTAAAAACTATGCCGGATCTGGTGTCTTAACTCACAGTGTTAGTCTTGTAAATGGTTCTAATTCTGGTAGTCTTACAGCTTCAGAGTACGCAACAGGTTTTGCTACTGTAAATGATCCAAATGGAACTGCAGTTGATTTCTTAATTGCTCCAGGTATGGGATCTGCTAGTACTCAGGCAGATGTAGTTAATAATATGGTAAATATTGCTGAAAATACTAGAAAAGATTGTGTGGTTGTTTCATCACCAAATAGAGCGGCAGTAGTCGGCAATGCCTCACCACGGGCATCTATTATTGCAGCTCAAACAAGTAATACATTTACACGTAGTTCATATCTATTTGCAGATGCTAACTATCTTAAAGTGTATGATAAATTTAATGATAATTATGTGTTTATTCCTGCTGCTTCTTCAACAGCTGGTATCATGGCTGCATCAGATAATGATACAGCACCTTGGTTCTCACCAGCAGGTACAAGAAGAGGTACATACTTTGGAGTAGCATCTCTAGCGTTTAATCCTGATAAATCTGATAGAGACGAGCTTTATAAAGCTGGATACAATCCAATTGCTAATCTTCCGGGTCAGGGTATAACATTATTTGGTGATAAAACTCACCTTTCAAGACCTTCAGCCTTCGATAGAATTAATGTTCGTAGATTGTTTCTTACTCTTGAAAAAGCAATATCTTCAGCTGCTCAAAATATTCTCTTTGAATTCAATGATGAATTTACAAGAGCTGAGTTCGTAAATATTGTAGAACCAGTCCTTAGAAATGTTCAGGGCAGAAGAGGTATCACTGACTTTAAACTAGTATGCGATGAAACTAATAACACCGCAGAAATAATTGATACTAATCAATTTATAGCAAATATCTTCATTAAGCCCGCAAGATCAATCAACTTCATTACTCTTAATTTTGTAGCTGTACGATCTGGCGTTTCTTTTGAAGAAGTCGTCGGCGCAGTATAATAGGGGTACATAAAAAATGGCAATTTTAGGCGTAAATGATTTTAAATCAAAACTTAGAGGTGGCGGGGCACGTCCTAACCTCTTCCAAGTAATACTCAGTTTCCCTGCTTATGTAGCTGGGGACGTTGAACTCGCATCATTCATGATTAAAGCAGCTCAAATGCCGGCTTCTATTATGGGAACTATTCCTGTAGCATATAGAGGGCGTCAGTTGCAAATGGCTGGTGATAGAACTTTTGAACCTTGGGCAGTTACTGTTATCAATGATACTGATTTTAACATCAGAAAATCAATGGAACAGTGGATGAATGGTATTAACCAACACCAAGCAAATACTGGTATCACTAATCCAGCTGATTATCAAGTTGATGCAGCTGTACAACAGTTAGATAAAGATGGTTCCGTTCTTTATGAATACAAGTTTAGAGGAATCTTCCCGACTGCTGTTAGTGCAATAGAGGTATCATATGAGAATGTAGATACAATTGAAGAGTTCGGCGTAGAATTTCAGATTCAGTATTGGGAGTCAATCGCTCCTGATGGATTTGTAACTTCTTAAAAGTTGAATAAATATAATTTGGTTAGGGGAGTTATTCCCCTAACCTTTATATAGTTAAAGGATAGTTATGGCAGATAATTCACTTAAACTCTTTGGATTTGAAATCAAAAGAGCCAATTCATCTGAAAAAGCCCAGCAGAAGATTAAATCGGTTGTACCAAAAGCTGATGACGACGGTGCTGGTTACATTACTGCATCTGGTAGTCACTTTGGTCAATACTTAGATATTGATGGAAGTGCTGCAAAAGATAACTATCAGATGATAAGAAAATATCGTGGTGTATCACTACATCCCGAAGTTGATAATGCTATTGAAGATATTGTTAATGAATCTATAGTAGGAAGTGATGATACTGATCCTATTAGTTTGACACTTGAGGATGTTGATTTTCCAGAAAATATTAAAAAACAAGTACAAGAAGAATTTACTAATATTTTGGGTATGTTAAACTTTGAAGAAAACGGTCACGATATATTTAGAAGATGGTATGTTGATGGTAGAATATATCACCATTTAGTAGTTGATGAAAAGAACGAAAAAGCTGGTATTCAAGATATTCGTTTTATTGATGCTATGAAAATTCGTAAAATGAAAGAGGTAAAGAAGAAAAAAGATCCTCTTACTAATGCTGATATTATAGATAGTGTAAACGAATATTATGTTTATCAAGAAAAACCAGGACAACAAAAAGATGCGGTTAAGTTTACTCTTGATTCAATTAGTTATGTTACATCCGGTTTACTTGACGAGACTAGAAAAAAAGTAGTATCTCATCTGCATAAATCAATTAAACCAATTAATCAATTAAGAATGATGGAAGACTCGCTTGTTATCTATAGACTTGCTAGAGCACCAGAACGTAGAATTTTTTATATTGATGTAGGTAATTTACCAAAAGGTAAAGCCGAAGAATACATGAAAAATATTATGACAAAGTATCGTAATAAATTGGTATATGACGCTCAGAACGGAGAGTTAAGAGACGATCGTAAACATATGTCTATGTTGGAAGATTTTTGGTTACCTCGTAGAGAAGGTGGTAGAGGTACTGAAATCTCTACCCTACCAGGAGGAGAAAATCTTGGGCAGATAGATGATATTGTTTATTTCCAAAAACGTGTTTATCGTGCACTAAATGTTCCTATTAGTAGATTAGAACAAGAAGCACAATTTTCTCTTGGTAGATCAAATGAAATTTCCAGAGATGAAGTTAAATTTCAAAAGTTTATTGATAGACTTCGTAAAAAATTTAGTCATCTATTCTTAAATATTTTAAAGAAACAACTTATCTTAAAAAAGATTATTACCGATTCAGACTGGGATAATCATAAAATGAATTTTAAGATTGATTATGCTAGAGATAATTATTTTGCTGAATCTAAGGAAAGTGAAATATTAAAAGAGCGTATTCAAACTCTTGATATGATGCAACAGTATGTTGGAGAATATTATACCAAAGATTGGGTTATGAGAAATGTTCTAAAGTTTTCTGAAGAAGATATGAAAAACATGGAACAAGATGTAGATGACGAAAATAAAGAAAAAGCGGATGAGATAGATAATATTGAATCTGATAACGAATAGCTCGAAGTTTAAATAATGTATGATTTAGTTTCCTATATCACGAACAAAGGGCAAAGCGGGACAATAGATCCTTCTAGTTCACCTGACGTAATTGTTAGAACAATTGACTATGATACTGTTTGGATTGAGTTTTCTGTAGATTTAGAAACTCCGCCTAATCCAGATTACATTCGTGGTTGGTTCTTTACTGATGAAACCTTACCCGGTTATAGTTTTTTTCCTAATTCATCAGCTATACAAACTGGTGTAAATCCGCCAGATAAAAAATTATATACATCTAATGTTCCAGTTAGACTATATCTTGATGAAAATACAATGCTTGATCCTCAAGGGAATAGAGTATTAGATTTTAGATTAAGTACTGCAGTTGCTCAGTCTGAAAATGCTTTAAAGAATGGCCAATGGATAGAAAGTACATCAGCTGATATTATATTTACCATATATGCAAATGGAAATCCTGCACAAGTATTTTTAGATATATTACCAGTAGACGAATTTGAATCTGATTTTGGTTCACCAACAAGCAGTCTTACTATAGATTCTGCATATATTAACGGAATGAGAGTCGATTCGGCTCATATTAGACATTTAGCATATGTTAATCTTATAGAAGGTGATTCTGCACAATTTGAACATATTACTACAAATACTTTAGCAGCTAACACACTTATCACTGACTTAGAAATTAATGGGCAGAAAATATATGGTGTTGGATCAGCACTTAATGGTAATACATTAGACTTAGATTATGACGAGCCAACTGATAGAGACAATAGTGTAGCACTTACTTCATTACAATCTATACATAATTTTTTAGATGTTAATAATAGTGAAACAGGAAATTATTGGGCTCTATATAACAATTTAAATGCATATACAGATACTATTAATAAAAATAATGCTATCTTTAGTATTGATGAAACTGGCGCTGTTGTTGCAAAATCTCTTGAAGTTAATCAGTACATTTTAGATAGCGGTGGACTAAAATGGTCTAAAGATAGTAATGTAAAAATATACTATGATAGTGATGTTCAAGCTTGGAGAATAGAACCAGATTTATTTGGTTATGCAGACTCGGTAACACCAGGATCTGATTCAGACTTATCATTATCTTCAGATAATTTGCTTTTAAATCTTTCTGGAAGGGATGGTCAATTTTTATCTTATGGTGCAACATCTGAAACATACTACTTAGATTATGCACTTAAGACTGGTAGATTTATATTTGATAATGATCAGTTAAATGCAGAAAAGGAATTTATTCCTGATACTCAACTTGAGTCTATGGATTCTCAGGGTAAGTACAAATATTATGATCAGTTTAGTAATTTCTCTCACTATAATATAAGAGAATTTGATAGCGATCCTGTTGAAGATTATACATTTCCTTTTAATGATTCAGATGCTCAAGTATTAAGATACGACGAAACCACTAATAGCATTTATAGTGATTTTGCACCTAGAACATTTGCTGGTTTTATATCACCTAAAAGATATAATTCATATGATGTTAAAGCAACCTTTAGTTCTACCACAGCTACAGATTTTCCAGTATTTTTAGTGGTTGCACAGTTAACCATAAGAGGTAGAGAATATACTATTAGTGCTTTTAGGAGACCAAAAGGTACTCTTCAAGAATATAGTGATTATCTTGAAACCGGCTATCTTGCCGTAAAACCGCCATCGTGGGGTCTAGTTTATAACTATGGACAGACAGATGAGTATTATTTTGATTTTGATTGGGTAGCAAGAGGTGCAGCTCCTGCGCCTGTTACACCAACATTTGATGGCCAGTCAACTAGTGATTGGGTTTCGGCTGGAAAAACTACAATATTTGCGCAGAAAAAAGGTAATGTTATTTCTGTAGCTACAAATCAGTTTGGTAGTACAGATATAGAAAACTTTGAATTTAGAACTGGTATAGAAATAGATATTGAGCAAGCAATTGCGGGTGGTAAAACATTTTTAGAACCTTTCTTAAACGCAGAAACGTCTTATGGTTTTGGTACTCAAGAACAGTCTGGTGTAGTTATATCAGATATTGTATTTAGAACTGAAGATAATGATAAAAATATATTTGATTTAAAAAATGATTTAATTTATACCTTTGTTTCGGATAGAGAAAAAGATGATTTTGGTGTTGAAACACCTGGTTATTATGTTTTTGATAGTAATATTGGTGTTGATCAAATAATGAATACCGGAAGACTATTTTATAATGATAGGTCAAAAACACTATACTGGAAAGACCCCGATAATTCATATCAGCTTATAAAAGAAGTTGACTTAAGTGGCTTACCTCAAAGTTCTGCTTATGTAGAAATGCGAGGAACTGGATTAAATAATAATTCTCCAGCATATCTTTACATTGATAATGAAACAGAGTACTTTGAGTTTAATCAGAATCCTATTTTATTAAAAGGATATCATGGTCACGGTAGAGGATTAAATCTTACCACATTTGATACTGTTGGTACAAAACTTTCTTCAACTACATTTGATACACACGGATCAGACTCAAATTCCACTTTACTTTCTAATGCAATTAATAATATGACTAATGGTCATATTGGCGCTATAACATCATATGATGCTTGGATAGCAAATGTAAATGATACTCTCAGAACTACTGCCTTTGACCAAGGGTTAATGAAACTCTATAATGCACCAACAAGCCCTATTAGAAATCCGTATGCTGCAGTATTTCAGAAAACCGGTACTAATGGAACCGTAAAAGCACATGGCTTGGAACGGTAAAAGAGAGGCTTGGATAGATGAAAACCACAATACTAAAATTAATAATACTCTTATGCTTACCGAAGGTAGATATAAAGGTATGGCATTTGAAGGCACATCTTTTACTGCTAGTGGTATTAATGAAGATAGCGCTAGAATTTATCTTGTATCCGAAGAGGATTCCCAGAGAACAATGGTTCTTAAAGTTGGAGATAACCTTAACGATAAGATAGCATTTGAAGTTCCTGACGTAGATGGTGTAATACAAAATGGATTTATAAACTTCCATAGAGGTAATTTACATATAGTATTTGATCAAACACCACAGCTTGGTGGCGATTTAGATGTACAACAGTTTAGAATGTATAGAGACTCCTTAGAGCATGAATTAATTGATCTTGGTTATACTTTAGGTAAAGGCAGTAATAGTATAGCAACTGCTTCACGTCAAAGCATATTTAATTTTTTAGATAGAAATAATAATGAAACTGATAATTTCTTCGGTATATTTTCAAATAAAAATCCTATAATAGAAGCAACAACAAAGGATGATGCAGTATTTTCTGTTGAAGAAGACGGTACTGTAAATATGAATCTTGAGTCAAATGGTGCATTTAACTTTAATCATCCAGGCGGAACACCAGTAACAGAAATAGGAACTGGCACCGGAAGACAGGTAGGTTTAACCACTGATGATGTTCCAGAAGGACCATCAGGTTTAAATTTATATTTTGATTCTGCTAGAATGTTTATAGCACTAAAGCATGAAAATACTAATAATAACTCTGTATATGATGCTGCCGGTGGTGGTATAGGTAATATCAATGTTAATCAAGCAACTAAAACACTTGAATTTGAGGGTATTACTAATACAGATGGATTACCAGAAGGTGCTAATAATTTATATTTTACAGACGAAAGAGCACAAGATGCTGTTGGTAATATTATGTCTGGTGATGACGATATATTAGTCACTTATACCGATAATGGTGGTGCAGCTGGTACTATAGAAATAACATCAACACTTACACAAGCATCTGTATTTGGATTACAAACTAAGTATGAATTAGAAGGTGGTGGAACAGCATCTAATAATGGACAAATAAAATTAAATATTGATTCTAATGGAATTCAAAGAACTGAAACTATTACAGTTACTGGTACTAATGGAATTAATATTGATGGATCTGGTACAAATTCATTGGTGGTTGATGCGGGTTCTTTAGTTAAAACATACTCTGTATCAAGTGGTGATGTCACGGGCGGATCTAAGTTAATTCTTACAGAAACTGATGTTGATAATAATACGGTAGATGATCAGGTTAGTTTTTTAGGTGCCGATGGTATTTCAGTATCTCAAGCCTCAGATGAAATAACAATATCTGGAATTGATCTTCAAGCCGTAAGTACTATTACAGCAAATCAAACAGGTAGTAATAGCTTTATAACTTTAAATGATTCCAGCCCTGTTGCAGGAGTTACTACAACTAATTTAGGTGTTACTGGAGCAAACGGTATTGCAGTTAATGTTACTAATGCTGGTGCAAATAATGCCACTTTGGATATTAGTGCTGCTGCTCTTCAAATTACTTCTACACTACAAGCTAATGCATCTGCTGCCGGTGTTGATACTAGAATTACTTTTACCGAAACAGATGCTGCTGCAAATTCTACAGCACAATTTATAGAATTTGTTGGTACTGGTGGTATAACAGTTTCATCTATAGCACCAGCTGGGGTTCACGATGGAATAATAACTATTAGTGCTGATAGTATGCACCATCCAAATACCACATATATTGCAGAGTTTGCCGATCCACCTGGTATTACAGAGAATGAAGTTGATTTTAAATTAATACACCAAGGTCCAGATAGCGGTGAAGATACAACGTTAAAAATTATATCAAATAATGGTATTTTAGTAGCTGAATCAAATGGTGAATTACATATTGGTTCAATAGTTCAGATTGAACAGATTAATAACGAGATAATAGATTTTGAAACAAATGCAGATGCCGGTATCTCTTTTGGATCTACAACACAATTTACAGTTAATAGTTCTACATCAGAAACAATACAAATTAATCATGGGTCAACAGGTTCTGGAGCAGCTGTAACTACGTCAAATAGTGGTCAAACTGTTATACA